TAATCAAATCAGGAAATTTAGCAAATCTTAATGATGGAACTTTAGATATTTTATCACAATTGAATGAAAGTGCAGGTTTAAAAACAGGATCATTTGGTGAATTAAGAACTTCTGCTCAAAAAGTTGCTGAAGAATTTGGTTTTGATCCAGGATTGCAAGACACAACTGTTGCTGAAATGGTAGGTAGTGTAACAGGAGGTTTGGTTTTAGATGGTTTACAAAAACTATCTGGATCAATTTCAGATGGTGAAAGAGCTTACGTACAAAGCACAACTCCTGGTTTATCTACTACTAGAGAAGGTAATAGATATTTATTACAAATTAGACAAAGACAAAATGAATTAGCTAAAGAATATAGTAATGTTGCTAATGATTGGGTTAGTAGAAATAAAGGTTTATCTAAAGATGATAAAGAATTAGGTTCATGGGGATCTTATAAACAACAATGGCATAAAGATAATCCATTAATTAATCCTGATATGAAGAAAAAAATTTCCGTTTTATCAAGAACAACAGATACAGAATTTAAAAAAAATGTTAAAACTATTACTAGAAGTGGGAAAAAAATTAAAGGAGTTAAAATTAATGGTCAATGGTATGAGTTATAATAAATTATGGCAACACTTATTAAAGATAAAAAATTAATTGAACTATTTGAATCTGAAAAATCTAGCACTACTGATAGTGTAGATATATCTAATAAAAAAGAAATTACTGATATTTCAATAATAGAAGCTTTAGAAAAAGAAGCTCAAGGAGATACTTGGAAAGGTAAAATAATAAAAACATCTAATTCTGTTGCTGATTTCTTTTCTGGAACTAAAAAAACAGAATTTCCTGATATGCCTGAAATAGGAGAATATAGCGGTGAGGGTGCTGGAATGTCTGCGTTAGGAATATTAATTACTCCCAATCAAAAATCACAAGCACAAATAATTCAATCACAAGTGTCAGGTTCAGAAATATTTAAAGATAGATTTAATAATATTATTGTAAGTATGCCTGATGGTAAAAATTTTTATTTAAATAAACCAGGTGCTTCTCAACAAGATGTTTTACAGACTACTGCACAAATTTTAGCTTATATTCCAGTTACTCTTGGGGAGCTAAAAAGCAGTAAATCTATTTTTAAAAAGCTATGCTTACAGGTGTTGCAGTGGTACTACATCTTTAG